ATCTATTTTGTTCAGACCAAATTACTTGATCAGAAGTCATTGGCATTTCAGCGCCAACCATTTTTAAAAATCCAGATAACGTTCTGTTTCCATAACGCTCTACTTCTTGTTCGTAGATTTCTGGTAAATATTGCTGAGCGAAATCTGCGCCAGCGCCAGTGTTAAATTGTAGATAATTACTCGCTAGAATTTGTTGTGCCTGCGAAGGAATTATACTACCAAATTGAGGACTTAAAGCCATAATTTTAGTTTTTAGTTAAATGTTGTTTTTTTAATTTTTAGTTTTGTTGAATCTAATCCACTAATAGCTTTTACTTTTAATCCGCCAATAAATACTTCACCAGAACTTTGTTTCCTAGCTTTATCTAATGTTGGGTTTTTAGAACTACTGATAACTTCTTTTACAGCATCAGCTTTTCCTTGTTCGTAAAAATGACTAGCAATCTTATCAACGTTGTCAGCGGCATATATAGCTTTGTGATACCCAGATGTATCTTTTATGTCACCGTTTTTATCTAAGAACTTCTTAGCTATGTATTCGATGTTTGATTGATTTTCTGAAATCTTTTCAGGATTTTGAACGTTGTACTTAAATTTCTTGTCACCAACATTGATATCAAAACCTTTGAAATCTTGGTTAAATAATTGTTTAGTACTTTGTTTAAATCTTTCTTTTTGTTGTTCTGCTACGGTTTGTCGCTCGTTGTAGCGATTGAAAAAATCCATTGCTTTTGATTGCTCTTGGGTAATACCAGGTCTCAACTTGATCTCCTCGTAATATTTATCCTTTAAGTCATCCAAAAACCCTTTAGCTTTTGCAATCTCTTCTTTTTTAGCGAGTTTTTTTCTTTTGACGTCACGCTCTTCGTCAATATCTGTATCATAATCGAAGTTTTCTTCCATTATAAAATTAATTTCTTCAGAATCTAAATGTGGTTTAGCTTTCTTGTAGTATTCTTTTAGTAAAGTATTTTCATCAACATTAGAATAATCTGCATTAAGTCTAGTGTAATCTTCTATAGTTCCACCAGTTTCCTCCATGAAGGTAACTAATTTTTCAATGTTTTCTGGTAAAGCTTTTCCAAGAACTTTCTCATCTCTTACAGCTTCTTTAATTTCTTTAGTAACTTTTTTTACTTCTTCTTCAGTTACTTCTGATAATGGGTTAAATTCTTCAATAGTTTTGCTGGGCTCTGATACTTGTTCGTCCATCTTAACGCTATCTCCGGCTTGTTCGCCCACATCCACTTTTTCTGTTTCTCCGATTTGAATGGCATCGTCTTCTTTTTTTAGTTCATCACTAGGTACTACAACCTTTGTTACTTCAGGTGGTAGTTGTACTAAAGGTTCTTTTAAATTTACCTTTTTAATTTCTTGTTCTTTGTTTCCTAATTGCTTAGGTTTTTTAGACTTTATTTTAAAGTCACCCTCCTGTTTAACAGGTTCATTTGTTTTTGTTTCTTCTGACATAATATAATATAATTAAATAATTAATAAAATTTATAACATTTGTGGTGCTATACTTGGTTGTTGTTCTTGTTGTTCAAAATCTCTAGGTAAACCATCAGTTTGTCTTTGGTTTATTAATTGACTTTGTTGCGTAGCTTCCATTTTGCTACGTTTATCTTTACGGTCTTCAATATCACCTTCTTTTGATTGGGTATTTTGAACTTCCATTTGTTTTAACTGCATGTCAAATTGAAATTGTACCTGCATTTTTTGTTGTTCTAATTGAGACGCTGACTGCATACGCTGTAACTCCATTTGAGCTTTAGCTTGTTCAAATTGGACTTTAGAATTATTAATAGCTTCTTGTTTTTCAACTTCAGCCATTGCAGTTTTTTGAGCAGTATCTGCTTGAGCATCAGCTTGAGCTTTTATATTAGCTTGTTGATTAGCTTGTTCTTGTTTAGCTTTTTCTTTACGCTTTATTTTAAGCATTTGATTTGCTAATTTAAGATTATGTATATTTCTTATATCAATAACATCTTCTAAATCAATACCACCTTGTTGTAATGCCATTTGCATGTTAGCCTCTAGTTGAGCTTTTTCTTCATCATCTGGCTCTAATTCTAAAAATATCCCAAAGTCATGAAGATTTAATTTTTTTATTTGATCTAATGTTGAAACGTTATAAGTAGATATAGAATTAACTAAAGATTCAGAGGTTAAAGGAAATGATAAAGCATCAGCAACTTTTAGTGCTATGTTTTCAGCTATTTTTAATGTTAAATATAAACTTGATTGAACTATATGTTTAGTAGCAACATTAGACGCATTAGCAGCCATTTTTTGTAATCCTACTAAGGTGCTTTTATCAGGTAAACTACCGTCTCTAGCTTCGTTTAATCCTGTTACATCACGTATCATTTGTAAGTAATACTGATAAGTTTGTATTAAACTTTGAATTTTAGCTTGACCACTAGAACTTGTTAGTTCTTGAACAGGCACTCTACCTCTATTCATTTCACCGTCTTGATTAAGTGACCTACCAACAATCGAACCAGTTTGAAAATACATGTTAAGTGCTTCAGCTGGGTTATAGTTTGTACCGTTACCTAAATCAACTTCAGCTAAACCATCCATGTCTAAAAATACACCATCTGGAACTAATCTAGACATCACCTGCTGTAGTTTAAGATGTGTTAATTGAATCATATCAGCAAAACCAATACATTTACTAACCATAGATTCTATTCTACCCTTATACATTCTAGGAGCACAAATAGCATAGTTCATTTCTACCTTTGTAGTATCAGCGTAAGGTCTTGTCATATTCTCTGCCATCTCCCATTTCAAGATAGTATTATTACCTAACACCTTTGCTCCACTGTATAAAACCTCAATAGATCTTGACACTCTTTCAAATCCATCATTTACTGGTGGATTGAATTCATCTGTTTTTTCTAATGCTTTTTGTAAACCTTGAGGAGTATTTTTTATTTTAAATACTTGGTTTGAATAAGTTTTGTATTCAAAATACATAACTTGAACTGTATTTTCATCATAATTACCCCAGCCAGTTATATATTGTTTATTACCTGGCATTTTTTGGATATCTAATAATTCCTTTTCACTTATATTTGGAAATTCTTTTTTAAGTTCTGGTATAGTTATAGATTTAACTTCACCAACATAATATATATCTTCAAAATTAGGATCTTCAGTATATGAATAAACCATGTAAGCAGGATCAACATAATCAATTGTTATTCCTTCGGCTACATTAAAATCAGTTTTTGTTGCAGCTATACCTAACACTGTTAAATCCATGTTAAGTCTACGTCTAATTAAATCATATTTATTTTGTGCTAATACTCCTGATATAGTTTCTTCTTCAGCAATTTCAATAGCTTGCTTATAAGTAAGCTGCATATGTAATTCTAATTCTTCTTCAGTCCCAGGAAGTTTTGAAGCAGGGCTTTGATATAAATCCATACCTAAAGTTGACTTGACCATGTCTAAGTATTCTTTAGCTAACATGTCTTCGTATATTTTATTAGCGTATTTTGTTCTTTTCTTTACAGAACTTGGATCTTGAGCATAAGCTTTTATATCATAGCTTTTTTGAGAAATACCATTAACAACTATGTCTACAAACTTAGACAATATTGGCACTGGTTGCCAGTCTAAATTAAGATAAGACAAATCACCATTAATAGATAATTCATCTTTATATTTTTGTACACTTTGTTCTCCACGAGCGTATAATCTTAATTGATGAAAATTATTCCAATTAGTTAAATATCTATTACCATTAGTTCTACCTTGATCAAACCATTCATTTTCAATAGCCTGCGCAACTTGACTACCGTATTCTAATGTAGCCTTTTCTTGATCACTAACCACTTGGCTAGGAAAAGCACTGTTACTATTCGTGTATATATTCATTTAACTTATAATTTTTGATATAGTTCCTTTATTGTTGTATCTTTTTATACCTAAATCAACAGGTTCTCTTTTAACCATTGCGCTAGGAGCGTATCTGTGTTTATTACATGCCATTAAAGCTAAACCAGAACTAATAGAAGCATCATGCGACGTTCTATTGTTTATATTAAATCTAGCCCAATCCTCTAATGTTCTTTGAAAATACACGTCACCATATCCTGTTTCTTTTAATCCAACAAAATCTTCTATATAAGTTTCAATTGCAGAAGCGTGAGCTTGTTTAATGTCTTCGCTTGAATTAGGTATTCCGCCTATTTCTCTTTCTGTTATAGATAATTTACTATATTTTTTATCTGGCCTGTTCATTGCAAATCCTCTATAACCTCTTCTTTTAAAATGATATAATAGTCTAGGTTTATTATTTTCAATTAATATAGGCATACCATAAAATACGCAAGCCATTAACACATCTTCAAAAAATATTTCAGCAGTTTGTGGACGAGCAATATATTCTAAGAAAAAATGATTCGGAGGCACGTCTTCCATGCTAAACTTAGTTAAACCATGTAAAGATCCGTTAGAACCTCTTCTGTCAACCGTACCTGATATATCATATGGATCACATCCAAAAGCTCCACAGTGTTCGTTGCCTGGGTAATATATACCATTTTTAACTACAACTCTATTTTGTAGATTATAAGGTGGTACCCAAGTTACTAAAAACCTTCCAGAATTATTTGGAACAAATATAACTTTACTATTTTTGTCTGCGTTTTCCCATTGAAAACTTCCCTTAGTTACATTTGTAGTATTTTTTAAATCTTCATTATAATCTATTTGTTGATAGATTTTAGTTAAATTAAATAAAGACTCTTTAGATTCATCTCTGAACGCGTGTTTTGTTGTACGTGGAAACTGTCTGTAAAATTCATTTAAGCCATCCTGGTCTTCCTTAAGACCATCTACCTCATTGTTCCAGTATTCAATAACCCCAATTTTGATTGAAGTTCCATGAGGGCCAAACACTTGTTTTTGTGGGGTGTCGAAGACAGGATAACCATAAGAGTCAATGTATCCTTCGTAATTCCATTCCATAGGAATGAACAAAGAATAGAGTCCTGAACGAGTTTGTCCATTTGCATTTCTTTTGTTAACGTTTGAGTCTTCATATAGTTTTTTAAAGTTATGACCTCCTTTATCTAAAGCGTTTGACGTTGATCCCATCATACACTTTCCGATAATCCTTGATCCTAATCTAAGCGTAGTTTTTGTAACACGCCAATTATTTAATATATTATTAGGTCTTTCCCATTTTCCTGATTCATCATGAACTAAAAGTTTTAATTTTTCTCCATCATAAGCATTATCTCCAGTGTTTTTCCAATCTATAGTTGTATCTAGTCCAGTAAGGTCTTCTGGTTTATCTGTAGAAACTATAGATCTTCTTGTAAACTTAGAAGCTGGTACTCTATATGCTAACTCTGTTTTAGGACGATCCATACCATCTTGTATAGGTTTAAAAAAGAAAGGATAGTTAACTGATATAGGTACAACCTTGTCAGTAAACATTTTCTTAGCATCCGCACCAGATTTAGATAATATACCAAATCTAGCGTCTGTTGATATTGTTGCCATGTTAACACATTCACCAGATGCCATAAATGAAAATCCAGAACGTCTATTCTTTAAGTAAGACATACCATAGCATCTATCATCAGCTCGGCAAGCTTCCCAAAATATAAAGAACAATCTATTTGATTCTCTAAAATCAGGTTGACCTACGTCAATCTTCGACCATTGTAAATACATGTAGTGAGTACCAGTAAGATAAGTAGGGATATTTTTATTAATATACCAAAAGCCTTCTTCGCGGCGTTTAAACTCGTTGTCAATGTAGTCGTAGTATTTTTCTTTAAATTCTTCTGGATATTCTCTCCAGTCGAATACAGTTTTAATTCTTTTTAATTCTTTAGGATAATGAAATGGTGTCCATCTATTTTTTTCAAATTTATAAACATTTTCTTGCTTAGGTAAAGCTATTTTAAGATTTTGTATTTCATAAATCTCTCCAATTTGTCCAGTCTTAGATATAACAATCATATCATGATCATCATTGTATCCATATTCCCATTTGTTATACCTATTCATTCGGTTAAGAATTTTAGGTTTAATGTGATCAGGTAATATTTTATATAGCGTTTGCTCGTACATTATTTAGATCTCCCTTCAGCAAAACCACGAAATGTAGTTTCTTTTTTAACTTCTTTAGGTTTTTCATCTAACATGTCTTGCTCAGTATTAATACGATTAAGTATTTCAAAAGCATCAAATATAGCTAGTTTTTTTGTGGCTGCAGCGTTTTTAAGTCTGTCAGCTGATATATCTTCATCTGAATCTACAATAGCTTCTTTAGCAACTTTAATAAGTTCCTCAACCGCTATGTGCCCAGCTTGGATTATATTCAACTTCGTTTCCTTCGTGTTCATATTTTATAACAATATCATTTGATTTCATACAATAAAGACGTTGATCGTCTATAATAAATTCCCATTCACCATTAGGTGTATAACCTACAAGGTCTCCAGTATTGATTCCTGCAGCTTCTAAGGAGCTATTACTTATTTTTACTATACCAATAAGCTTTCTTTCTTTATCTGCTGTTAAATAGTTATCATTTTTTAATGGCATTATAAAACACCTATCTCCAAAAGACTTCCATTGTTGATTTTTTTTATATAAATAAATCTGATCTATTTGGCAAAAGTATAAATTGTCATGAAAAAATCCTCTACTTTTTTTCTTTTTACCTTTCATATCATAAAATGTTCTAAACACATTATGATGTATAACTATTATATCTCCTTTTTTAATAGGAGTTTTATAAGCTTTAGGCGTTTCAATTACAATGGCTAAATTATTAACTGATTTAAATGATTCAATTTTATTATTTAAAATTAATTTTTTATCACCTATAGTAATTTCATTATCATACTTACCACCTAGTGGTTCTATAATAAAATCAAATAAACTTTTCATTAATATTCTAAATCATACTCAACAGATATAGCCATGTTAGAATTAAATTTCTTCCATGGCAACACCTCATTGTTTTTTTTAATGTGTATATTATAAGAATTATCAGATTCTGCAAAAAGTATATGAGAAATCTCATGCCCACCGTACACTTGTTGCCCTACAGCATAATGCATAGCTTCGTTTTTGTAATCAGATCCAATGCTAATCTTTCTTATATTATTCTGCATCTTCTTTTTCGATCTCAACGTAAGAACCATCTGCAAGATCAATGTTCACTTGACCGTACTCGTCTTCTAGTTCTTTTTTAGTAACATCAATTCCTTTAGAAATTTCTTGAACTTGTAAGACTAGGTTTTGTTTTTGGACTTCTAGTATTCCTACTGATCTTAAAGCTTCGTTTAATTTAGCTTGTTGTTCTTGCACAGTTTTTAACTGGTCTTCGGTAATCATTGGTTTGATCATTTCTTTTACTTTACTCATTTTTGGTTTGATTAAATTGTTATTTATTGATTGTTTGTTATTTATATAGTCACCTATATATTAGTTATTTACTAATCAAGTATTGATTCTCTACCTGCTACTAATAATGTTGCTGTAGTACCTGTAGCTGTAACGTAGTCTACGTAAACCGGCAATACAGTTCCAATTGGAACATTGTTAAACACCACAGCATCACCTGCTACTGGTGAAAAACTTCGTACTGCATCTACTGTACAAGTAGCATCGCCTCCACTACCTGCTTGTACTATTGTTATAATATCTCCTACCGCATACCCTTCGCCACCTACAGCAATAGGTGCTAATGTTACCGCTCCGTTAGGCGCTGTAACTAAAGTTATAGAACCATTAATTCCAGCACCGTCTACTATTGTTAATACATCTCCTACTGCGTAACCGACTCCTCCGTCTGTTATTTCAAAGGTTAATATACCTCCAGTGCCATTAACACTTAAAATATTTCCTGATAGTCCACCATCTTGTAATACTGTAAAAGGATCAACACTATATCCCGTTCCTGGAACTAACGTGTTTGTTGCAGGTACTGGAACTGTAATATTTACAGTTAATCCTGACGCAACTTTAGGTCCAATAGAAGTAGGTACAATACTAGTGTAAGTAGTTCCTTGAGGATTAGCCGGGGGAACTGCATATCCAGACCCACCATTTGTTAATGTCAGTGAAACTACTCTATTTTGAATTCCAACTGTACCAGCTGTTATAACGCTAACGTTTGAAGCTGCAGCAGTACCTCCAACGTATATAAGAGAACCTCTTAAGTTATTAC